TAATCTAATTCTTTAATGAACTCTTTGTACGAACAACAACTTCCCATTTTGTCTCCTTACACAAAATTTCTTGACTAAATAATTCTTATAGGCTTTAAATGCAAAGTAACACCACAGGCCATTCAATGGAAATATTTTTTTACATAGTAATCGTAGGTTTGCTGAGCTGCTGCTTAGTAGCGATTATCTCTATGTCTAAAAAAATTGAAAGCATTGAAACTTCCTCAGAATTCTTTCGAAGAAAATTCATTACTACAATGGATGTCCACGGTAAAGATTTTGACAGACTTGAAAAAAAGTCAGAAGCTCTTTTAGAGCTTGTCAAAGCCGATAACGACCGATCCTTGCAGGCAATCTTAGAACGTCTAGATGCCGCTAAACCGATTAAGCCGAATAATTGGGATAGCGTCAAAGAAGCGTTTAAAGGGCCTGTGAGGATCGAGATAAATGAGCGAAATTGAACTCTCAAAATATTTTCTCACCAAGAAAATTCCATATGTAAAACCACTCTATAACATAGACCTGAAGAAAGATTCAGCTATTTTAGATTGGTTCAGAGAGTGCTCATTTGGTCTCATGGAGTATTTCAGACCCCTATTCAGGGAACAGAAATCCAATCTCGGATTTTTCATCGGGGCAGGAGTTAACCCAAATTGGGCTTCTCCATACACACAAATCTACGCCAACACTTCAGATATTTACTCCTCTCAAGATACGATCTTCATCAACGATCTTTATCGTTTGACTATGGATCAGGTGACATTAACCACTTCTCACGAGCTCGTTCCTGACGTACTTCCTAACACAGAAGACTACTCCGATAAAGTGGCCTGTAATGTAGTTAAAGACTGGCTTGAGTCGATGAACTACACCATAGGTACAGAGGCTTGGAGATTCAAGTGGGAAGTCCAGAAGAAGATGTTCGGGGAAGCTTTCGCCATTGTCATGTGGAACCCCAACATAGGCGATATCCATCCTCTGGCTAAGAAGTATGTCGATGAAGATATTGACATGCTTGATGAGGAAGGAAATCAGATCTCTGACATAGGTCAGAACCCAGTCAAGCTAAGAAAGAACATGAGAATCGGTGATATCGAGCTCATAAATCCGATGCCTTGGGATGTCATAATTGACCCTCAAGTAGATACCAAAGACAGTAATTGGTTTTATTGGGTCGAGTTCAAAGATGTCGATTACATGAAGAAAAAGTATCCTAAGTTCACATGGGATACAAAAACTGATCGGGGCCCTGATACACAATACGACGTGTTTAGTAATACCGAAAGGGAAAACCCAAATAAGAAAAAGGTCTTCTACCTATATCACAGAAGTCATGAATTCATGCCAGAAGGCAGATTCATCGTAGCATCAGATGAGCACGTGCTTGTAAATCAACCTCTCACTATGCCTACATTGATAAACAATCAAGAATTACCTCTCATCCATTTCAAAGACTTTGATATCGGCATGGGGAATCGCGGTACTCCAATCTTATTCCGAAACTGCAAGAACTTATCCGATGCAAACAATCGTGTGGCCAACCAGATGTATAACAATCTGGAAATGGAATCTCCAAAAATGTTCGTACATGAAACATCCGGGGTAGATGCCCAAAGGATGCCAAATGGAACAACAGCTATTGAGTGGCACGGTAATATCAAACCTTCTATTGAAACTCCTCAGACGAATACCTCTTCAATTTTTAATTTTAGTAGCCTTATACAAAAGGCAATGGATCAGGTGGCTCTTCAAAATCCACTGGTCAAAGGTGAAACACCGAACGCCCAACTTGATAGCTTCGTTGCATTACAATATTTTGAAGACCAAAGGACTCAACTCGCTGCACCTGGCATTAAAGACCACATCCGTTCGATGGAACAGCTATACCGAATGATGATCTCGATTGCCAAAGATAAGTACCGTCCAGATGACGGAAGGCTTATTAAGATACTCGGCAAGCACAATACTTATCAACTGAAATATTTCGACCCAATCAACTTGCAAAAGAGCTACGACGTTCACATCACCACAACAGGGAACTTAGCCAATTCCAAGGCTGCCCGTACTCAGATGCTTTTGTCTATCAAAAGAGAATTCCCATCCATCCTTACCGATGAAGTCTTCATGGACATGCTGGGCCTATCTCACTCTAAGAAATTTATGAACGCCATCACCGCTGCTGTCTCCTCTGCTGAGTCAGAGAATCAGGACATGATGGGCGGTAACCCCGTACTTTCTCCTGCAAGATACGAAGATCTTATTGCGCATTGGGATGCTCACCGCATACCCATGCAGACGATGGATTTCAAGCAATCTCCCTTGGAGGTGCAGGAGCTTTTCATTGGTCACGTTGCTGCGACCGAAAAGCTTATGTTCGAGCAAGCTGCCGAAAACCCAATGTTCGGTGAACGATTGGGTCAGCTTCGCCAATTCCCGATGTTTTACACGCCAAAGCCAGTCAACGAACCCGTTCCCCAGCCTCCTATGGAGATGGAACAAGAACAGGGTGCGCCACCTGAGCAACCGATGCCTTCAGAAACTGAGCAAGTCGAAGCAGAGATGCTGGCCTAGCCTCAATCGATTCCACCATTTAAACAGATAAACCTTTTAGCCGTAAGGAATTGGTTATGGAACACGCCTATGCATCATCGACCGTGGAAATGGATCGAGATGGTTATTCGTCTCTAGAGGATCAGCTTCTGAACAACAAGGGCGCGAAAGCAGACCCAGCTCAGGATATCCGAGAGAAAGAAGACCAAAAAGTAAGCCCGAAAGTACCGCCTCAATTGAAGAAATATGTCTTCAAGAAAGGCGATCAGTCTTTTGAGCTTGACGATGACTACGAAATTGAGTTCATGGCGGACAAACGTCCGACAAAACTTACTTTGAGAGAGTTGAAAGATCGTGCTGCTGGAGACATAGCGGTTAAAAACCGAATGCACTCCTTAGCAGAAGAAAAAAAGAGAGTCCAATCGACTCTCAAACAGTTCGCCGATATGGCGAAAAACGACCCATTAGCAGCTCTAGAGTTTATTTCTGGAAAAGCTAAGGAAAGCGATAGCGAGTTTGAGTACACAAAATACTTGGAAAAACTCGCGGAGCAGGCGGAAAAACTCGGACAAATGGACGAGAAAAAAGCTCGCAAAGGCGGAACAAGATTTATCTCGTAAGGAGCGGTCAGAAGCTGTGGTTCTTCGGAAACAGGAGCTGCTCGGTACTTACCCAGAGATAGGGGATCAACAGTTCGGCCAGATGGTTGATGCAGTTTTGTCAAATGAAGATTTGTTAGAGGGCTTAGAGACCGAAGGCGATGTCATGAACAAGGTAGAAGAATTGATCCAGGAAACGCTCACGCAGAAGGACATCATGAGCGTGATTCAGGATATCAATCCAGCTTACTTGAATGACAACACTTTGATTTTTTCACTCTCGGATCAGCTGAGACAAAACCCAGATTTAGACGAGGAAGATGTGAGAGACATTATCCGCTCGATTATCGGAACGCCCGAGAGAGCCAGGGTTTCACCGCCTGTCCAATCAGACAGGAAGAGAGACTTTCAGACTCTATCGAACAAGGCTAGGCAGGGAACTGCTGTCCGAGAAATGCGAACGCAGAATGCCGATCCATACGACTTGCTAAAGCAGCAACTTTTGGAAAGGAAAGATGAAATTAGCAAAACCCCACTTTATAAGAGGTAAATCAAATGTCGTCAGTAATTAAGCAATTTAGTTTGACAGATCTGTCGAACTTATACCGTATAGCCTACGGTGATTTTGAATTAGATGCAGCAGGTTGGGATCACTCAGAATTGATTGGTCTTATCCAGAAAAGTTCCAAATTCGTCGGTAACCGCCTTGAGATGGCTCAGCTGGTTGACTGGGGTGGTGGACAATCTTCTGGTTCTTTGCCTAGCTCATCCACAGCTTACATTAACCGTCCCTTTATCACTGCCAAGTCAGTCTATGCGACAAGCGTTATCGACTCTCAGTCGATGAAAGCTGCCCGTAGAGCTGGAAGTAACCTCGGTGCGTTTATGGACGCGACAGAGCTTTCCATCTTAACGATGAAAAGAGCTTTTGCTGACCAAGTAGCCCGTCAGTTTTTCGGCGATGGTACAGGTGTTCTCGGTGTGATTAACACCGTTACAAACATTGGCCCTGGCCAATACCAATTGCTTATCACGAACCTATCGTGGCTGCAAGCCCCTTGGATGTTAAATGACCTTCTCAACGTGGATGTGGGAACGGATATGTTCCTTGTCACTAACATCGACCTTGTTAACCAGATCATCACCGTCAGCCGTCAAACTGGTGTTCAAGTTCCTCTTCCAGGTCAAAATATCTACAAGCAAAAGTCTCGCAATAACGAGATGTTCGGTTTGAAAGGCGTTTGCGACACTGTTTCAGGTGCTTTGTATGGTGTTCCAGTTGGGTATCGTTGGGGAGCTCAAACTCTAGCAGCCAATGGACAAACTTTGTCCGTTAAGTTAATGAGACAGCTAGACCAACAAATGAGATTCTGGGCACGTGGCGACTTGCCAACCGACTACATCATGTCAGCGACTCAGTTAAGACTGTTCGAAGATGGTGAAGATGCTAAGTCAATCATCTACATCACTCCTGAAGTTTCACCTGAGAGAGAAGCTGGTTCTCAAGTAGCTGCCGTGAAGATTAACGGTCGTACCGTTAGAGTTCATTGGTCACCTTACTGTCAAGAAGACCGCATGTACGCGATCAACAGGAACAAAGTACACATGTACATTCGTCCTGACACGGCTGAGGGCAATGATCCAGGTGGTTTTATAGAGAACGGTGATTCAATATTCTTCCCTCTACAGGTGTCTGGAACGCCTTTGGACTCTTATGGTCTTTTCTACGCGACCTACGCAGAGTTTTACATCAACCCAACGTTTACTGGTGTTATCACTGGCTTAGCAACACAATAAGGAGGAAAACATGTCTAGACAAACTTTTCCACCTTTTGTGGATCAACCAGGGTATTGCTTACGGAACTTCAGGATAACTGGAGCTTCCGTAGGTTCAACACCTGGATCGGCTGGGCTGGATGGCAGAGGGCAAAACCTCTGCACCATTAGCCAGGCAGCAAACGTCTTCACAGTGACCTATTTGGCCGCTTTTGGGGACGTTCCCTACATTTTCTTCCAGCCTTCGGCTGGACAAGCGAACACATCGGTAAACCTTCTGACCAATACGGCACAAGGGTTCACCTTTGAGTGTTTTCAATCCGACAGTCATACGACTCCAGTGGTTAACCCCAATTTGGATGTTCATATCGACAGTTATAACACAACTTCGTTTGTAAGTTAACTAGGAGGCGATTTCTTATGTCAAATTCAGGAAATAGCGTTAAAGATGATGCGATTAGAGAAATCGCTGCTGGCAGCATTACAACCTCCTATCAAGTTCTTGGGGGAGTCTACTTGCGAGACTCCTTCAGGACTTGGTTAACAAATAACACCAACGGAGACATTTACTTGTCGACCGATGGTGTTACTAATCATAAAAAGCTCCCTGCTAATTCTGGGAGGGCTTTAGACGATAAGACCAATGACATGTTCAGACGATCTGGGACGCAATGGTATATCAAATATGCCACCGCTCCTGTTTCACCTTCTGGATGGTTCGGTCTGGAGGTTGAATACGTATGAGCCAACAGCAAACATTTAATACAGGCGGAGGGAGCGGAGCTGTTAATTCGGTTACAGCGAATAATGGTTTAGCCGCTACCCCAACGACTGGAAATGTTGTTGTCTCTGGGGTTAATGCAACAACATCAAGCGTGGGGGTTGCTTCATTCAATCCCGCGAATTTCACGGTTAACGGATCAGGTCAAGTATCTGCTTTAGCTTCAGGAAACGTGCCTTGGACAGATGAGGCAACGTCTTTTGCTGCTGTTTCTAATCATGGATATTTCTGTACTGCTCCGCTGACTGTCACCCTGCCAGCATCTCCTTCACAGGGAGATACCATCAATATAGCCGTAGATTACGCCACTACGCTAGGCAATGCTGTCATTGTCCAGGCGAACACAGGTCAAACTATCCGTACTTCAAATATGGACACTTCGACTGGGGGAACGGCGACAAATTCCGCACAAGGGGACGCTCTGTCTTTAGTTTACAGAACGGCCTCTGCCGAATGGTTTTCATTATCCACCGAAGGTTCATGGTTTTTAGTTTAAGAAAAAACAGGAGAAAAAAAGATGGCTACGGCTACAAATAGTTTAAATATCAACGGCAATGGTTTCGTTGCTTTCAACAATACTACGGGTGCATTTAGCGAAACAGCTATGACCCAATACAACCTCTTAACTGGGGGCGCTTCAGCACAATCTATCAACCAGATTGCTCCAGGCGCAACTTCTGGTGTTCCTTTGATTTCTCAAGGTGCTGCTGCTTATCCAATATATGGAACAGCCGTAGTGGCTGGGGGCGGTACTGGTGTCACTTCTCTTACAGCTTATGCAGTGGTCTGTGGTGGAACTACCACAACAGGGCCAGTCCAAAGCGTTGCATCTGTTGGAACTTCTGGACAAGTTCTTACATCAAATGGTGCAGGTGCTCTTCCTACTTTCCAAACACCTTCTGGCGGTGGTGGTGGAGTTTCTTCTTGGGTTGACGTAACTGGTACTTCTCAGGCAATGGCGGTCAACACTGGTTATATGGCTGATAACGCTGGTCTCGTTACAGTCACTCTTCCTGCAACGGCAGTTCAGTTTTCTGTGATTATAGTATCTGGTTATGGTGCTGGTGGTTGGAAAATTGCCCAAAACGCAGCACAACAGATCATCTTCGGTTCATCTTCTACCACTGCTGGTGTAACTGGATTCCTTGCTTCAACAAATCAATATGATGCTGTTGAATTGTTGGCTGTTGTTGGTGGAGCATCAACAATTTGGAAAGTTCAAGTCGCTGTAGGAAATATTACTGTTAACTAGGAGACAAAATGGCTCAACAACTGTCTACAAATACATTTGGAGTGGCAAAGTGGATAGTGAGTGCAAAAGCCTCTCAAGGCACTCACACAACTATTGGTGGAGCTATTGCAGCAGCTTCGTCTGGTGACACGATTGTGGTAATGCCAGGCACTTATACGGAAAACAACACAGTAACAATTAATTTAAATATCACAGCATTTAGTGGTGATAGTTACGTTTCAGGAAATGTGACAGTTATTGGTGGGTTTACTGTTTCTAGTAACATCACTTTGAATATATCTAATATTAAATTACAAACAAACACAAACAATGTTGTTAGTGTTGGATCATCTGGCGCGGTAGTTAATTTAACTAATTGCTTTATATTTTGTGCGAATAGTATTGGGATAAACATTTCAGCAGGAATTATTAATTTATTAGATTGTACAGGGTTAGGTTCCGTTGGAAGTAATCAATATTTTGTAGGAACTGGAGGTTCCATCAATCTTAATAATTGTAATTTGCAAGGAGGGGCCACAGCAGTTAGTAGTTTGGCCGGAACTGGAATCACTATCAATAATTCTATTCATCAAGGTGGTTTAACCATAAGCGGAACGGGATCAATCAATGCTATAAACAGCACTTTAGGGGTCACATCTTCATCACTAACACCTCTTACTCAAGGGGGAAGCGCAACTTCGTTCTGTTATAATTGCCAATTTTTAACAGGAACACCCTCAGCAATAAGCGTCGGGGCAACTTTAACCCTTTCTTTATGCGTCATTCTAAGCAATAACACGAATGCAATTACAGGTGCTGGAACGTTGATTTATTCAGGATTAACTTTCACTGGAACCTCATCAAAAATTAATACAACCACACAGACTGGCGGTCTTCTTCCAGGTGGTGTCAGCCAAGCTCCAACAGCTGGTTTTATTGGTGAACAAATAAGAGCTACTGTTGCAAAAGCATCTCATGTATCTACACCCTCAACTAATCAAGTAAACGTGACTAGCATAAGTTTAACAGCGGGTATTTGGGATGTAACAGGAATTATACAATTTGATGGGATTACAACAGGAACACAACTAAATACTAGTATAAGTACTACTAGCGGAACGAATGGAACTGCTGGTGACAATTTAGTGGAAGTTCAATGTTTTAGCCAGACCACATCAGATCAAGGTATTACAATTCCACCTTATAGAATTACATTGTCAACAACAACGACTGTCTATCTTGTTGCCCAAGCTATT